ACGAGCTGGGAAGACGGCGATCCTCGAACAGCATGGCCAGCAATCGCACCAATCGGGACCAGCCGCTACTACTTCCCAATCGGCGACGGAACGCAGAATACAACGAACGCATTCCCGCAAGCTATGCTCGCAGCTATCCGTTTCAACACCAATGTGACCATCTCCAAATGGGCATTCGCATACAACGGCAACGGAACGACAGCCGCTGGCAATACAGGTATGCATGTTCGTGGTTTCATCTATGATCAAGGAAACACCGGTCGTCCGCACGGACTCGTGAAAGACTTGGGCTACACCCTGGTCAAATCGAGTGATGACGTGGGTGGTTTCTCCAGCGAGGTGCGGGAGATTACTCTCGGATCGACAGTGAATCTAACAGCTGGAACAGTCTACTTCGTAGGTATGGCAGTCAATCCGGTAAACACCGGCACACACGACAATGCAGACGGACCGCAATTCCTGACGCTGGCGCAGACGCAGCACAACCCGTTTTGGAATAACGGAATCAACCCGGCAAACTTCTCCAGTGGGCCGTATGGTTTTTGGGCTGGTGGCTACTACAATGGCAGCATCAATCCAGCAACTTTCAACTACGAAACGGACACACTGCCGAACAACATCCAAAACCAAATCGGCTCGGTTCCCGCTGCGTATCGGATCGGACTACACGTCAGCGCGATAAGCTAAGGAACGACAGTGCCTAATCCATACAAGAGGCTCGCATACTCACGGAAGGTTCTCGTCAATCTAAAGACTGGCAGAGCTTTCCGTGGGTATCTCATAGAGGTATCGGGAAGCATAGTGCTTCTCAAGGGTGCTTCGCTGCTTGAGCCGGGCTCTGAGCCGGTGGACGTAGCTGGCGAGGTGCTCATCGAGCGAGAGAACATAGACTTTATTCAGGTCACGGAATAGGAGTAAGACATGGCAATCGTCGAGAACGCAGACGGTCTCGTCAGTGTCCAGGCGAACAATCTCCTGAACCGACCCGATCTCAGCGGGCAGATTAGTCTTTTCGATGGTCGTGGTATTGACTACGCTGACCTCTACAAGGCGCAGCACGAGGTCCGCTCTGTGGTCGATTTCTTGGCACGGAACATTTCGCAGATTCCTCTGCATGCCTATCGACGAGATGGCGACAATAGCCGTTCGCGCATTACCGGCACATCGCTGACACAAACTCTTGAACAACCCGACATCTACACTACTCGTTCGCGCTGGATGGAAGGTCTCGTAAAAGACCTCTGCATCTATGACGAAGCTATCCGAGTCAAGGTTCGGAGCGGAGATCGCATTGCTCTCGTCAGAGTGCCACCAAACATGGTGCAAGCTCTTGGAGACAATTGGCTACGTCCGGAAGGATACCGCATCAAGGGAACCAACGGGACAATCGACTACACTCGGGATCAGGTTATTCACATTCATGGCTACAATCCAAAAGACCTGCGAAAGGGTCTGTCGCCGCTTGAAACTTTACGTCAGCTACTTGCTGAGCAGCAAGCTGCTGCCGAACATCGTGAAGGTCTGTGGAGACAGGGTGCGAGAGCTTCACTGGTCATTGAACGTCCGATCGGTGCCCCTCAATGGAGTGACACAGCTCGTGCGAGATTCCGTGCGGACTGGGATGCCAGCTTTACCGGCGCAAAGAATTCAGGTAAGACTGCAGTCCTCGAAGAGGGCATGATTGCCAAGCCACTACAGACATTCTCACCGAGAGACGCGCAGTATCTTGAGAGTAATCAACTTGCTCGGGAAATCGTTGCTGCTGCCTACGGAGTGCCTGCCGGTCTGCTGGGTCTCGGAAATGCGAACTACTCAAGCCTGACTGAACAACATCGCCAGCTCTACACTGACTGCTTAGCTCCCTGGCTAACAATCATAAGCGAGGAACTTGAAGCTCAGCTTCTACCCGAATTCAACGAGCCAAATGCCTATCTCGAATTCCAGCTGCAAGAAAAGCTGCGCGGGTCATTCGAGGAGCAAGCCGGTGTTCTGCAAGCTTCCGTAGGAGCACCTTACCTCACAAGGAATGAGGCACGTGCTCGTCTCAACCTACCGGCAATCGACGGCGGAGACGATCTCGTGACTCCGCTCAATGTGCTCGTAGGCGGTCTCGCATCACCACAAGATACCGTAAGCGATGAGCGAACCCTCGGAACACTTTCTGCTGATAACGTAGAGGCTAAAGCAGCATCACTACCTGATGGCGAGAAGCAAGCAATCAGCAGACAGACTTTCTTGGAGATTCGTCAATCGGGAGCGGACTCAATTGCTCAGGTGCTCAAGGACAATCTCGAGAGGCAGAGTCGATCTGTTGCTTCAAGACTTGGAGCTGCCAAATCCGCAGAGGTCAAAGCTGACGCACGTCGCGTTTACGACCGCGCCAGGTTCGATAAGGAGCTGGCTGCTGACCTTCTACCTGCGCTAACAAGAGTCACCAGTCGCTCAGCAAAAATAGTAGGTGAGTGGGATGTAGATAATGCTCGAAACTATCTCGCAGCTGTAGCTGATGGCGCGGCAAAGCGTATCAACAAGGCCACTCAAGACCGGCTGTCTCGTCGGTTCGCCGATCTTGGAGACGAGGATTCGCCGGTAGACATAGCTCGTGAGATGTTTGAAGAGATGGGAGACGCTGACACGGTCGGCTCTTCATTTACACTGGCCACTGCGATGGCGAACTTTGGACGAATCGAGTCAGCACAAGCCAACAACCGTGGAACTAAGACATGGATTGTGACCAGCGGCAACCCTCGCGGGTCGCACGCAGCTCTGAATGGCGAGACAGTCGCAATCAGCGACACCTTCAGCAATGGAGCTCGTTGGCCGGGCGATCCTGACCTGGATGACGACGAGCGAGCTAACTGCCAATGCATGGTAGACTTCGTAGGATAACCCATGCCATACTTCGTGACAAACGAAAACCCTGACTGCTCAGGCTGGGCCGTTGAGAAAGAGGATGGCGAGGTAGTCGGCTGTCATCGCACGAGACAGGAAGCTGTAGATCAGATGGTAGCAATCTCATTGGCCGAGGACATTCCGGTAGGTGGGGAACGTAGTGCCGGTCGCAAGCAATACTCACCCCCGCAAGGAGCTCGTGAGGAAGCTGAGCGAGGGCTGCGCTGGAGACAGGAATACGGACGTGGCGGGACCGAGGTAGGGGTAGCTCGCGCACGAGACATTGCCAACGGTCGAAACCTCTCCGAAGAAACAATCGGTCGCATGGTAAGCTACTTCGCTCGACACGAGGTAGATAAGCAAGGTCAAGGATGGTCACCGGACGAGGAAGGCTATCCATCTGCCGGTCGAATAGCTTGGGCACTATGGGGAGGAGACCCCGGACGTGCTTGGGCAGAACGCATTCTCTCGGAACTTGCCGATGAGGAATCCGCACGCACTCAATCAACAACGGGAAAGGAGTCCCATAGCATGAACATCAAAAGCTTTCCAGCTGAGATCGAGGTAAAGGCAGTATCAGACTCTGAGGCACCTCATGGGTCATTCACTGCTCTCGTATCTGTATTCGGAAACACCGATCTCGTCGGCGATAGAGTCATGCCTGGCGCATTCGCTAAATCCCTACAAGGTTATGCTGCTGCCGGTAAGACACTGCCGGTGGTGTGGAACCACGATTTTTCTACAGCTGAATCATTTATCGGAAAAACACTCGAAGCTGAAGAGACCGATGACGGCCTGCTAATCAAGGCAGCATTCTTCGACACGCCGCGAGCACAGATGGTTCGCACGCTTCTGAACGAACGAGTAGTCACTGAATTCTCATTTGCCTATGACGTGATCGACGAGGCAAAGGGCGACGACGGAGTCAATGAGCTTCGTGAACTTCACATCTTGGAAGCCTCAGTCACCCTCAAGGGTGCCAATCCAGCTACCCAGCTCATTGCAGCAAAAGCAGCTCAGGTAAGCCGCAAAGCCGAACCTGGCGAACTGTCTGAAGGCTCCTACGTTATGTGGGGCCAAGACGGTTATGGCCGAGTCGAATACATCATGACCGAAGGCTTCTTCGGTGTCGATGGCGATCCTCTAAGCCTCGAAGCAAGCGAAGATGATCCCCTCGCTCTCGTCCGTATCTACGAACAGGAAGCGGATGTCTATTCGGCAACCCAACTATTCGTCGGTTTCAGATTCTCCGAGCTCGTAGCGAGTGAGGAGAAAGCCAAGAGTGGCCGTGCCACTGTTGCCAACCGTAAGGCTGGCCGCACCCTATCTGCGAAGAACGAGAACTCTCTCCGTGAGGCGAAAGCACTCTTGGACAATGTTCTCGGTTCTCTCGAATCACCGACCGAGCCGGTCAAGGCCGAGGAACCTGCATCGCAGGTCAAGGCCGAGGAACTGGGGATGGAGCCGGGAGTCGCAGCGTCACTGATTGAGCTCTATGAGCTTGATGCACTGACAGACCTCAACCCAACCCAATCCAACAAGGAGTAGAACATGAAAGACTTGATCGCTCAAGCAAAGGCCGCTGCTGAAGCCGCCGCTGCTGAAGGCCGCTCCCTGACCACTGAAGAGCGCGAGACAGTAGAGTCCGCAATCGCCGGTGCAAAGGCAGTAAAGGCCGACTCAGAGCTTCGCAAGGCAGTAGATGCGCTCGGCGCAGAGCTTGCTGATGTAAAGCCTGAAACCACTGCAACAACCACAGCTCGCACACCTGGTGCAAAGCTTCTTGGCGACGCAGCATTCAAGGGATGGCTCGACGCAGCCAACCGCAACGGAACACCTGATGTAAAGAGCCTATCTAATTCCCCAACAGTCGCTGTTGGTGGTCTCAAGGCTACTCTTCTTGGTGGCTCAGATACCTCAGCTGGCGCAATGGTGCAGAATGACATGTATCGCCCGGTCGCACAGGCATTTGGTCGCGACATCACAGCAATCAACCTCGTCACACTTGGCTCAACCACATCTGACTTGGTCGAATTCGCACGTGCACAACGCATCACCGGCGGACAGTCTGTAAACTCAGCTGCCCCAACCGCTGAAGGCGATCCTGCTGCTGAATCAACAATCACCTTCGTGAAGGATACCGCAGCAGTCCGCGACATCCGTCACTTCATTCCAGCTTCAGTCCGCGCACTCGCAGACGCTGCTCAGCTTGAAACCCTCGCAAACAACTTCCTAAGCTACGGCATTCAGGAAGAGATTGAGGACCAGCTGATCAACGGAAACGGTCTTGGCGAAAACTGGACCGGTATCTTCAACACAGGCTACGTGCAAGCACAAGCCTTCGATACAGACATTGTCACCTCGATCCGCAAGGCAATCCGCAAGGTGCAGACAGTCGGCAACAGCCGCGCATCTGCAGTGCTGGTGCACCCTGAAGATAACGAGAAGATTGACCTGCTGCTCGATGGCAACGATACCTATCTGTTCGGTGGACCGGCAACAGCCTCAACACCTACCATTTGGGGTCTGCCACGCGTGGTATCACAAGCTGTTCCAGTCGGAAACGCCATCGTTGGTGACTTCCGTAAGACAGTAATTTGGGAACGGTCACCGCTGACAATCTCAATGTATCCACAGCACAGCGACTACGCGATCAAGGGTCTCGTGGCTCTCGTCGCGAACGCACGCGCAGCAATGGGCGTGCTACACCCTGAAGCCTTCTGCACAGTCGATCTGACAGCGTAGTAGAGCGGACGTAGGGACGGCCCGTCAGCGGCAGCACTCGCTGTCACTGACGGGCCGTTCTCATAAGAGACGAAACAGAGGAGAAGCACATGGCAATGATTGTAGTCGAAATGGAAACCGGAGTATTCGTCCGCGTATCTGAGGAAGAGGCAGCTCGTCTCGGAAAAACCGCAGTAGTCAAGACCGCTGCAGCTGCAGAACCAAAGAACAAGGCCGTCAAGCCGGAATCAAAGAAGACCGTAAAGGCTGAGCCGGTAGTGCCAGTAGCCGAAGATGCAGGGGACGAGGTCAGTGAGTAATCCTCTCGCAACCGTCGCCGATCTTGAAGCCTACCTGGGTCGTGAATTTGACGACCCAACGTCGGCAGAGCTGGCAATCGACATAGCTTCGGACATCGTTCGGAGCTACGTCGGTCATTCAATCACCAAAATCCTGAACGACACCGTCATTCTCGACGGCACAGGCACATCTATTCTGTTGCTACCGGCAGCTCCGGTCAATGGGATAGACTTGGTGGAGATTGACGGCGATCTGCTTGAGACTACAAAATACAGGTGGAGCAAGAAGGGCTACATCTTGCGCACTGACGGCACAACTTGGCCGAGCACACCCGGCTCGATTGAGGTTATCTACAATCATGGGTATGACACAGTCCCGGATGCTGTTCTTGGTGTGGTCTTGGCTCTTGCTGGCCGCATCACCGATGGATCGTCCGGTATCAAGCAAGAGACCATCGGCAGCTACTCAGTGACTTATGCCGACCCGTCCCCGGTGCTTCGGGCCAATGAGCAGGCCGGTCTCGATTCTTTCCGGGTGACAGTATGAGCTTTGATTCTCTACTCAACGAAACAGCTACCATCCAGCGACTCGACGACGCAAAGGATCGCTACGGCAACATCACTAAGACTTACGAAACCCATGCCAGCAACGTCCGAGTAAGGGTAGATGAATCCAGCCCCTCCGAGCTGGACCAAGACACCAATTCTGCACAGCTTAGAGCTCGTATCTACACACGCTACTATGACATCAAGCATACAGATCGCATCTCAGTAGGTGGCGATACATGGGAGGTAGTCGGTCCGCCGGTCGAACGTCAAACGGCAGCACTGAGCCATCATTACGAAATTGAAGCTAAGAAGGTGACTGTATGAAGCGTCAAAGAGCAAAGGCAATTCCGGACGCTGTAGGAAACATCTCATCTGCATCAGGCAAACCAATGGTTTTCGAGACCGTGCAATTTGACTTTGATGCTGTATGGGCAGCTTTGAGCCGCAGCACGAAGCTCAGAGCATACATGGATGATCTCGCAACCCAGGTCGCGAGGGAAGCAGCTGGGATGGCTGCAACAGAAGCAAATGACGAAGGCTACTACTCCAAATCATTCGAAGGTTTTGCCACACCAGCATCTGCCGTTCGCAGGGTATTCAAAGAAGCGAGCTCACGTAGAAACCGTCGCCGTCGCGGACAAGAAGGAACCAACAGGCTAATCGACCGGCCCGGTAGCTACTCTTTTTGGAACGGTAAGACGACTCGAAATGAGGTCAAGGGAGACATCGATGGCAGTGAGTATGACGGCACTCTTGGCGTGGTGGTCAATACAGATTACAAAGCGCATTTCGTCGAGTATGGATCGCTGTCGAAGGGACCGCGTTTTATCTTGAACCGTGCTGCGGAGAAGGTCGCGAAGGCTACCGGCAACACCTATGATCGACTCTATGCAAAAGAGCACCAGCCAGACCTTGAGAAGCATCGCCAGGTAGTCAGCGAGGGGCTCAAGAAAATTTACGCGATCCGGAGGAATTCAAAATGAGCTACGGAACCTACCCTGACATCGAATCGGCTGTAGTGGACACTCTCAATGCCTCCTCTGCGATTGAGACTATTGCCGGTGCTGATTGTGCCTCTACAGAGCTTCCACCTGAAGCGACGTTGCCCAGGATCAGGGTCAGCCTTTCCGGGGGCACAGCTGTAATGTCAGGCTGGCTCTATGCACCACGTATCAACATCGAGGCATGGGCTGACGACAAGGAGACAGCCTTCGATCTGCTCAGCACAGCCTCAGCAGTGTTGCTGGCCGAGCTCGACGGAGCACTACTAACACAGGGTGTGGTGACTGGATTCACGCAGGAGACTGGTGTATCTTGGTCGCCGGACCCGACTACGAAGACACCGAGATACCTCGCAGGATTCGTAGCCTACACTCACCCAAACCCATAGGAGAATCATGGCAAACAACGCATCAGAGGTCGTGGTAGCCTCCGGCGGCAAGGTCTACATCGCACCCGTCGGAACAGCAGAACCAAACGGACCCACAGACGCACTCAACGCGGCATACAAAGACCTGGGCTACATCTCGGAGGACGGCATCTCAGCCTCGTTCGGAGTGACCGTGGAAGATGTCAATGCCTTTCAGTCACTACTTCCAATCCGTCGAGTGGTCACCGGCCGCTCAGCTGACATGAGCTTTACCTGCCGTCAATGGAACGCAGACACCTTCAGCCTTGCGCTGGGTGGGGGAAGCTTTGAAGAGTCAGGCGGAAATTATCTTTTCTTCCCGCCGGAGAACGACGATGCGCTCGCAGAGAACGCAGTAGTAATCCAGTGGAACGATGGCACAAAAAACTATCGTTTGGTCATCCGTCGTGCCGTAGTGGTCGAGAACGTAGAGACTACAATCGTTCGCAACGCAGCTGCTGACCTGCCGATCACCCTGTCGGTCCTCGGTTCTGATTCCACTGACGCGTGGTATCTAATCACCGACGACGACAGCTTCGATACAGGAGCGTAATCGATGAGCCGCATCATAGACCTCGATGCGGCAAGGGCCGCAAGAGCTGAAGCTAAGCTCGATGCACCTATCGTCCGATTCAACGGCAAAGACTACACCCTTCCGGTGGAGCTGCCGTGGAGTATCGTCGAAGCCGCAACCTCTCAAGACAGCGTGCAGATCATTACTGCCGTCAAGACTCTGCTGGGTGAGCAGTGGTCAGACTTTCAAGCCGGTAATGTTTCTGTATCTGACATGACTGTCCTGATTGAGAGCATCAGCCAGCTTTACGCGGTCGAACCGGGAAACTAACTGACCTCGAACGTCTCGTGAGGGAGAACTACGAGGCGATCGAGGCGGACTGGGTGAGATACTACAATCGAAACTTGGCCGATGACCTATGGGGTCAGCCAGGTATCGGTGTTCGAAGGATCGCGGGTCTCATTCGCTGGCTACCTCCTGAAGCTGCTCTGTGGCGGTCAAACAAGACCTCTTGGACTATCGACAATGAGCTACAAGCTGCCACCATCGAAATGCTCGATGCGCTACTTCGTGCCTACGTGCAGTCACACAGCAAGCCAACAGCACGCAAACCCAATCCAGTCAAGATACCGAGACCGTGGGACAACGCTGAAAACACAGGCAAGCGGCGCACTACTCTTGGAGACTTGCTCGGTCAGGGTCTCAGTGTAAAACGCGTCTCGAAGGGTGGTGAGCAGTAATGGCAGGCGGAATTGAAGCCGGTATCATCAACGTGCTCATCGGCCCCAAGCTGGTGGATAACTTTGCATCCTCTCTTGGAAATGATTTGGACAAGACTCTTGGGCCAGTAGCAGAAAAAAGCGGCAAGAGCTTCAGTGATCGTCTGTCGGGCGGTCTAAACAAGGTCGGTAAGGGTCTGACCGCAGGCATCACGGCCCCTATTGCAGCAGCTGGAGCTGCAATCATTGCCGTGGGCATGGAGATCGACGGGGCATTCGATAACATTGCGGTCCAGACTGGTGCTACCGGCAAAGAGCTCGAAGGGCTACAGAACGATTTCCGATCAGTAGCTTCATCAGTGACAGCCTCATTTGAGGAGACCGGCAATGTCATTGGAACACTAAATACTCGTCTCGGTCTTACTGGCACCGAATTGCAGGCCGTTGCCAAGCAGGTGCTCGATCTGCAAGAAATCACCGGCGCACCAGTCGATACTGAGGGTATCACCCGTTTCTTCAATGCTTATGGGATCGGGGCCGATGAGCAGGAACTTGCACTCGATAAGCTGCTCGTAATCTCGCAGCAAACTGGTATTGGTGTCAATGAGCTCGCAAGGAGCGCAACAGACGGAGCTGCTACTTTCGATCTTCTTGGCTTGAGCGCGGACGAAGCAACATCATTGCTTGGTCAGCTTGAGAAGGCTGGAGCGAACTCAGGCGCGGTCCTGGCTGGTATTCAGAAAGCAGTAGTCAATTCTCTCAAAGGTGATAAGGGTGCTGAGCAAGCACTCAAAGATCGGGCCAACGCAACCAGCACACTCGAAAACGCACAGCTTGATTTGATTGTTGCTGAGCAGAAACTTGCCGAGGTGCAGGCGAACCCTAAGGCTGCTAAATCCGCTCTGATTCTTGCACAGAATAACGTCACAAAGCTCAAATCCACAATCACAGAAGCCACATCAGACATAAGCAACGCTAACGCTGTGTTAGCGCAGAGCAATAGCGCAGCTGTGCTCGATACCGGCAAATTCATCCAAGACACATTCAAATCAATACAAGACCTGCTTGCTGCCGGTGACGAGGCTGCGGCAACCACTCTGGCAAAAGAGGTATTCGGTCCAAGAAACTTCGGTGTCATTATTCAGCAGATCAAGCAGGGTAATCTCGACGTGCAAGCACTGACAGCCTCCCTTGAGGGTGCTGACGGTGCTGTGCAGAATGCGGTCGATAGCACACGAGACTGGCCGGAGCAGCTCAAGCTTTTGAAGAATGAAGGCAAGATTGCTC